TTTGCTTGGTGAGTTGTATGCCACGCATGGCATTCAGTCGAGTTGCGCCCCGGTTGAGGTTAGCGGCACTGCCGATTGGCAGGTCAGCATTCATGGTCATAATGGTTTGGCTGATCAACTGGGTAATGTGACTGATTGGATTGTGACGGGTATGTCGATTCCTGCGGGGCCGGTTGTTTTGGTTTATTCCGCTGCCGCATTCGCATCAACTTTCACCGTCGCGTAATTTATTTAAGCGCACGGCTATAAAATATAGGAGTTAATTTTAATGGCAGCACCTTGCTTCATTGCCCACTCGGCGGCAACGTCGGCTCTAACCGCCCCAATGGCTGGGGTGGCGACCTCGACCTCGTCGGGCACAGTGAAAACTATTCTTCAGATCGCCCCGTTGAAAAAGATTCGTATTGTTGAATGGGGTTATATGTTCGCTGCCGCGCCTACTTCCCCGGTTCAGGTTGAATTGATTGAGACTGGCACGGTGTTCGCTACGGTTACGAGCATTGGGTCAATAACGAACTATAACGATGCCACTGGGCCGGCCAGTCAGGCGACGGTGGGTACGGCGGCGACTGGGTTCAATGCGTCCGCAGAGGGAACAATTACGTCAACTCGTCTTTTGGCGCAGACTTACGACCTTTCCACGTATTTTAAGCAGCAATTTCCGCTAGGGAGGGAGGTCGAGATAAACGCTGGGTATTCGTTGCGTATTCGGGCGACTCCGTCTACTTCTGCGGCGACGACGGTGTTGGCGTATTGCATTTGGGAGGAGTGAAGTGGCGCGTATCGGGCGCAGAACCCCGATCCCCCTGGCTTATAAAGGAACCACAATACAATCCTCTCAGGTGGCGTTTGATGCTGCCGCAGGCGCAACCTTCAACAACGGCGCTTCCTTTACCCTTTTAGCCAAAGCTAAGTCAACAGTTCTTGTTTTTGTTGACACAGACCGTACCCCGGCAACGCTCGGGATCACCGTGGGTGGCGTGACGCCTAATTTACTGGTTACAAACGGCAGTCTAAAAGTTTGGTTTATTCGGATTGCTAGCTCTTCACCTACGGTGTCGTATTCTGCCAGCGCCAACCTGGGTTATGTGGGCGCAGTTTCTTACACAGGTGTGTCTACTATTAGCGTTATCAACAACACTAGTGGCACAAGCACATCTCCTTCCAATACTGTCACCTCCAGTTCGGTTCCCGTCAATGGAATGGCTGTGTGCGGCATGGGACACAGTGCGCTTTCCGGTGGGGTAACGATGACCGGGGTGTCCGGTGGTACAAACAGGTTCTTTGGGGCAACAGCAGCGTTCGGTGGCGCGTCATTGGCGATAAGTGAAGCCTTGGGTCCGGTCAACACAACATTCCAGGCCACACTCAGTGGCAGTTTACCGTGGTACGCAACTAGCGTTGTCCTAAACCCTAACCCTTCTGTCATACCCGCTGCCACCCCGGCGACCCAAAAGTTTTACAACGAGCCGTCTGCTTTGACCCCAGCGCCAGCCAGCATCGCCATGATGACCCGCAGCAGGTTGTTCTGATGGCCGTCGTCGGACGGGGATACCCGTCGCAGTCCACCCAGGCTGTTCCAAGCAGTTTCGCGTATCAAGCTGGTTTGGGATACACGACGACGGCGCTCGCTCGTTCCCGTCCCGTTTTTACGTCGCTCGGGTCGGGAACTGCGAACGCCAACTGTTCGAGTGCTTACGCCAACATCACTCATAATATTCCGGTCAGCACCAGCGCCCTGCTAGTGGCCGCCGATGTCACCTATACCAACGGGGCGGGCGTGTTGGCCCAGATCGGTTCCACTCCGCTGACCTTGTTGGGGGGGCTTCTCTGGCGCAGCTACACAGGAGTCTATGTGTGGGGCATGCTGAACCCACCCAGTGGAATCCAGACCATCGGAGTCGGCGTGTCCAGCGGCTCGGGTGCCACCGTGACCTTCAACTCGTTCACATACAACAACGTGTCCGGTTTCGGAATCCCCGTCACCAACACCGGGGCAACGTCGAGCATGTCGCAAACCGTGACGGCGACACCCGTCCAAACGGTGTTCTCCGCCTTCGGCACCCTCACCGGAACCTCCATCACCAGCTACAGCCAGATACCGTTATGGATTAACTCGTCGGGGAACCTACTCATGGCTATCGGGCAGTCCTACGGGTCATCGACCGTCACCGCAACTAGCTCGGCTACGCCGACCTACGGCTGGGCTTCAGTAGCCGTACCGCTGATCCCCGGAGGGGTTTTCTACAACGAGCCGTCAGCGCAGATTCCTGTTTCCGTACCGCGAGCGAGACTCTGATGGCCCATTTTCTGGACCGGCATCCGTTTCCGCAGAAGCAGGGCACCCCGCTCCTTGTGCAATTTGACAATGTTGGCGCAGGAGCATTTTATACAGGTTCAAGCCCCACCACTGTTACTACAACATCCTTTAACCATACGGCCACTGCGAATGCTTACGTTATCGTTGACGTAGTCGTTCAAACTGGGACTGTGACGAGCGTGAAATATGGGGGTTCGTCGGGGCAAACGATGAGCCTTCTTGGCTCAGTGACGCTGTCGAATGTATCCGGCTCTGGAACTGGATTTTACGGACGCTATGGATTGAGCAACGTCAGCGGCGGCACCTCTTCGGTGTTCATTACGCTGGCGCAAACTACTAGCACCTCTAATTTTTGCGCGAACTCTTTTTCTTACCGAAATGTTGTTTCTCAATCTACAACACCTTCGTCAGTTCAAACATCAAATACCGGAAACTTAACATTTTCGGTAAATGATGTGTGTTCCATACCGTCGATGATTATCAGCGGCGCAGGAGCAACTTCCTACGCCAATGGCGGCAATTTCATTACTTCCTTGTCAGGTGGCGCTAACAGAACAGCCCTTTATAGCAAGGCTTTTTATTCCTATGCCTGTTTATCCGTCAATGACACTTCTTCAGGTGTTACATTTTCTGGCACCGTTGGATATGTTTATACAATATCGTGTGCAACTTTAAGTACAACGCTAAACCCCTTTTGACTCTAAGGAGAGTTCACCATGACCATCACCCCCACCCTTATTTCGTTCTGATCTAAATAACCCCACCGGACCCGTAGGGAGATTCAATGAGTTCTTCACCTAAAGCGAATTCTGCTCGTCAGGCGATCATTCACCGCCGGCTGTCGGAGCATTTTGATACGCATAGTGAGACGTTGGAGATGCATCGCGCTAGGGGTGGGCCGTGGGCTGAGGCCGTTGAGAAGTTGGAGGGCGCTTTGGGTAGGGGCGCTGTTACCAGTTAGGTGGTGGTGTGATGCCCAAGGTGTGTGGTTACATTCTTGATGGTGTGGAGTGCGTGGAGGTGGGGAATCATTTCTGTGTGCCTCGCGCCGATAAGGCTCAGGCGTTTTTTGAGGAGCTTTTGCAGCACACTAAGGGCAGGTACGCTAGGAAGCGTTTTATTCTGGCTGAGTGGCAGCGGGAGGGCATTGTGCGCCCGTTGTTCGGTCGGGTGGACTGGTCTGACGAGTATGATTCGTTTAAGCGGCGTTACGAGGTGGCGTGGCTGGAGGTTGCGAGGAAGTGCGGTAAGACTGAGCTTCTTGCGGGGATTATGTTGTATTTGTTGGTTGCTGATGGTGAGCAGTCGGCTGAGGTGTATGGCATTGCCCGGGATATTACGCAGGCGAAGTTGGCGTTTGATGTGGCGGCGCAGATGGTGAAGTTTTCGCCGGCGTTGTCGCGGCGGCTTCAGGTGTCGGATTATAAGAAACGTATTTATGATCCGAAAACTAATTCGTTTTATCAGGTTATTGCGTCGGATGCGCGTTCCGCTCTTGGTTCCAACCCGTCTGGTGTTGGGGCTGATGAGATTTTGGCGTGGCAGGATGGCGGTATGTGGGATTCGTTGCGTACTGGTATGGGTTCTGGTGCGCGGTTGCAGCCTTTGATGTTGGCTTCTACGACGGCGGGTAATGATACTGAGGGGTTCGCCGGCCAGATGCATAAGCAGATGGAGAAGGTCGCGGAGAATCCTGATTTGCCTGAGCATCGCCATATTTTTGTGTATATGCGGAATACGCCGAAGGATGCTGATCCTTGGGATGAGGCGAATTGGTGGCACGCGAATCCGGCGTTGGGTGATTTTTTGAGTTTGGAGTCTTTGCGGAAGCAGGCTCTTGAGGCGAAGTCGAATCCGATTGCTGAGATGGCTTTCCGTCAGTATCGTTTGAATCAGTGGCAGAGCAGCACTGTGCGGTGGATGAATATGTTTTTGTGGGATAAGAAGGCTAATCGTTCGGTTGTGTATGACACGAATGAGGAGTTGTTGTCGTCTTTCGCTGGTTGTGAGTGCTGGTTTGGTTTGGACTTGGCGGCGAAGCAGGATTTGTGTTCGCTGTGTTATTTGTTTCCGTCTGCTGATCCTTCGTATGGGGTTGATGTGGTGTGGCGTCATTGGGCGCCTGAGGCGGCTGTGGAGCGTTTGGATCGGGACAATGGTGGCCGGTTTGGATTGGAGTTCGCCCGGGCGGGTTGGTTGACGGTGACTCCCGGCCAGGTGGTTGATTTTGAGCAGATTTATGCGGACATCAAGGGGGATTCTGAGCGTTTCCTGATTTTGGGTGGGGATGTGGATAAGCATATGTCTGAGCCTATTATTCAGCGGATTCGTTTGGAGACTGGTATTGGTGTGGAGGATATTTATGCTTATGATAATCAGTTTTCTACGATGTCGGATGGGATGCACCGCATTTTCGATATGGTGACTGAGGGTGTGTTTCGTCATCATGGGAATCCGTTGGCTCGTTTTTGTTTCGATGCGTGTGAGGCGCGGTTTAAGTCGGTTGATCCTGATCAGATTATGCCTGAGAAGCCGAATAGGCAGCGGGCTACGAAGCGGATTGATGCGGTGCCGGCGGCGATTATGGCGACTAATGCGTGGTGGACACGCGATTATCAGTTTAATTCTGTGTATAACGGCAAGGAAGTTCTGGTTATCTAGCTCTAGGATGTGACTTGTTCCGTAAAAATTTAATTCAACGACGTTTGCGTACCCGGTTTCATGTGACACCACGGGTGGGTATGCAATTTTCGGGTGTGCTGGTCGCGGAGGACAGTGTTTATGCTGTTTTTGCTGATGTGATCGCTTATCCTGATGAGTCCAGTCCTGAGAAGGTGGCCGGCGAATTGTTTATCCGTCACAATAATTTGGCGTATGTGCAGACGGTGACTCATGCGGACGATTAAGGGCACTAAGCTGCGAATCCGCGAGTCGGGTGTGCCGCTCGCTCCCGAGGCGTTGGCTGAGCTTCAACCAATTATTCCCCAATCGTATTATTATGCTGATTATTTGGGGATGGATTTAGAGTATAAGTATGCGATGTATGGGGAGATTTATCAGCGTTCCCCGTGGGTGCATGTGGTTATTGACAAGAGGGCGAATGCGGTGGCCCGTTTGCCGGTGAATGTGTGGGATGTTAACGGGGAGACTCGTAATCTTGATACTCGTTCGGCTTACGCGCAGCTTATTGCGAATCCTTGTTTGAATGATTATATGGACCCGTACAGGTTTTGGCATTGGGTTCAGACTACGCTGGATATTTATGGTGAGGTTTATTTAGCGATTGCGCGGGATGATCGGGGTGCCCCGTTTGCTTTGATGCCGATGCACCCGTCGAGGGTTGCGATTCGTCGCGATCCTAAGGACGGGAAGTATGATTATTATTTTCAGGCGGGTTCGGGTATCAACACTGAGCTTGTTCATTTTCCGCAGGAGGATGTGGTTCCTTTCCGTTTGTATAACCCGATTCATTTGGAGCGCGGGTTGTCGAGGATGGAAGCGATTCGTTCTACGATTTTCGCGGAGGATTCTAGCCGGAATGCCGTGCAGAGCATGTGGAAGAATGGCGCTAGGCCGAATTTGGTGTTGGAGACTTCGCATCGTTTGAATGATACTGGGGCGAAGCGTTTGAAGCTGGCGATGGAGTCGGCGCACGCTGGGTCTGGTAATGCCGGTCAAACTCTTGTTCTTGAGGATGGGGTTACGGCGAAGCAGTTCCAGATGACTGCCGTGGATTTGCAGTTGATTGAGACGCGGAAGATGAACCGCGAGGAGATTGCGGCGGTTTATGATATTGCTCCGACGTTGATTGGCATTTTGGATCATGCGACGTTTGCGAATGTGACTTCGCAGATGCGGGCGTTTTATCGGGACACTATGGCTCCGGTGATTGAGCTTTTGCAGTCGGTGATGGACACTTATGTGGGTTCGTATTGGTCGCGGAAGAACATTATGCGTTTCGCGACTGATGAGGTGATGCGTGGTGATTATGAGATGCGGATGGATGCCGCCCATAAGGGTGTGTCTGTTGCTGCGATCACTCCGAATGAGGCGCGGGAGTTGTTGGGGTTGAATAGGTTTGAGGACCCGAAGGCCGATAAGTTGTACTGTAACTCCGCGATTCAGGAGCTTGGTACGCCTGGTGAGGTCATTCGGGCGCAGGGGGTTATTTCTGGTGTGACACCTGATGGTGTTGTGTTGGACCCCTCCCCCGGTGGTACTCCGGTGGCGTCGTTGGATCAGGGTGCGCCGCGTGTGGTTCCTAGGTTGTCTCCGGTGGCTGTGTCGGCCCCGGGTGGTGGTCCGCAGCCGTCTAATCAGAATCCTTCGACTACTGTGCGCCCGAAGCATTTTCGCGAGGTGAATGCTCAGGTGGGGCGCGGTAAGTCGGCTGATGAAATTAAGGTTTTCGCTAAGGCGTTGGCTGAGAAGTATCCCGATGAGCTTGATGACGTTTTAGAGTCTGTCAAGCAGGCGATTGCTCAGCGCGATAAGAAAGGCATTAAAACTTAATATGCAAACTTTTGGCAAGTCCGTTGCTTCTATTGAGGTTGCGGACGGCGATAAGTTTGGCGAGAACGGTGGTTTTACTGCCATCTTGTCAACTCCGTCGCTGGACCGGGATGGTGATCGGCTTCACCGCGATGAGTGGGTTGAGCCGTTGGATGATCGGTATCCGCTGGATATTGATCATGGTATGAGCGTTGCGGATACGGTGGGGTCGTTTCACCCGTATTTTGATGGTGACACTTTGATGATGGATGCGTTTTTTGCGTCCACGCCGAAGGCCCAGGAGGTTCGGACGTTGGTGTCTGAGGGGCATATTCGGAGCGTGTCGGTGGCGTTCATGTCTGATAAGTCGAAGAAGGATGGGGAGCCGCGCCGGGAGTTGTTGAACGCCGGCATTGTGGCTACTCCGTCGAACCGGGATGCCGTGATCTTGGCCTCTAAGGCCGCTGACGCGCTTTCTGACGCACTTTCTGAGGTCCCTGAGGGTGATGCCTTGGATGCGGTGAAGTCGGCTGTCTTGGCGGCTTTGAGCGCGAAAGAACTTGTTGTGGAGAAGGCTGCCGGCGGTGACGGTGCGCTTGTCCAGGCGATCCATGATGCGTCGAGCCACTTGGGGGCTTCGTGTCAAACCAGTGAGGTGGTTGATGTGACTGATCCGAATACGGGTGCGTCGGATGGCGCGAACAAGTCTGCTGATTCTGAGCAAGAAGTTAAGGCGGCGTCGTGCGAGTGCTGGGATGGGTATGAGCGTGTGCCTGGCACTAAGCCGTGCGCTCCTGGTTCGTGCCGGAAGTGTGATGAGCAGCAGAAGTCGGTTCAGTATGCGGATGCGAGTGCTTCGCTGGCCGGTTTGGACGCGATCATTGACGAGGCTGTCGAATTGACTCTTGATGTTCCCCGCGAGTCTTTGCCACCTGAGGTTGGTCAGGCTTTGGATTTGCTTGTCGGCGCCCAGCAGGCTGTGCGGGCGTTGATGGACATGATGAATGTTTACGACCCTAGTGCGTATGAGAGGTCGTTGTCGATTGAGGCTTTCTCTAAAGCCTTGGATGAAGTTTTGCCTGAGTCACCCGCTGAGGCTGCCGCCGCTTCCCCTGTGGAACCCGCGCCCGCCGTTGATGCCGCTGATGCTAAGGCCCGTAAAAGGTCGCGTTCCCTGGGGTTGCTCCAGATGGTCGCGGCTTCCAAATTAACTTAATTTATTAGGAGTTTTTGTTATGCCTAGTACGGCACAACTTGACGCTAAGGGTCGTGAACTGACTCAGCGTCTCGCGGATTTCGCGAAAGATTTTGAGCAGAACGAATCTGTCACTGAGGACGAGAAGGAAACCGCTTACACGGTTCTTCAGGAGGAGTTCAAGGATTGGTCGGCGCAGCGTCAGCGTTCTGAGGGCGCGTCGGAGATGGCGTCCAAGCTGGTTGGCCTGGGTGACGCTAAAGACGCTTCGACTGGTAAGTCGGTTGAGAAGTTTGAGATGCCTTCGCCTTTCAGCGCTGCGAGCCGGAAAGCTCTTGCTAGTGAGGCTGTTTCGCATCCTGAGTTTCAGGCCGTGTTTGGTTTTGAGAAGGACTTCCGCCGTAAGGTGGATGCCGCTTACGAACTGGGCGTGAAGGATTCGCTTTCGTCTGGAAACCTGATGGGTGAGGGTTTGTACGGTTCGTCCACGCCGACTGGTGTGGGCCAGAACCCGTTCCTGACTGGTGCTTTCGGTCCTGGCATTCTGCCTGATTTCCGGCCCGGTATCGTTGAGAAGCTGCTTTACAAGCTGACGATCAATGATTTGATCAGTTCGTTTGGCACTAACGCGCCTAACGTCTCGTACCTGACTGAGTCGCTGCTGAATCTGACTGCGACTGGTGTCGCTGAGGGCGGCACTCGTCCGTTCTCGTCAATTGAGGTTGCTCGCAGCTACGCGCAAATCGGTAAGATCGCGAACGCTCTGACGATTTCCGATGAGGCGGTTGCTGACGCCCCGACGCTGTATAACTTTGTGCAGGGTCGTCTGCTGACTGGCCTTCAGCGCCAGGAGGAAGTTCAGATTCTTGCCGGCACTGGTTACCCGGGCGTTGGTGGTCTGCTGTCGTTTGACGCGAACTTCACTGTTTCTAGCTCTAGTTCAATTTATGGTGCTACGAGCTACAGCAGTTCATCGGTTTCGTTCCCGGCGTCTGGCACTTCGGGTGCGGGCGTTGTTTCGGTCACCCAAGACCTTGCTTATGGTCGTAAGGTTTCGGGTGGCGGCAGCTATCCTGACCCGCTGGTGGTGTCGCTGAACCTGAAGGACGCTGCTGTCGATATTGAACTGGCTGTGTTTGAGTCGCCTACGGCGCACATCATGCACCCCCGGGATTGGCAGCGCCTTGAGACTGCTCAGGACGCGAATAGCCAGTTCATGAATACCAGCATGTTTGGTAACGTGTATGGCGTTTCGCGTGGCCCGGTGATGAGCCTTTGGGGCGTCCCGGTTGTTACTACTCCGCTGATGCCCGTTGGGACCATTCTGACTGGTTGGTTTGACCCTCAGACTGTGCAGATCGCTCGTCGTCAGGGTGTTCAGATGCAGATGACGAACAGCAACGAATCTGACTTTGTGCAGGGGAAGATCACGGTGAGGGCCGATGAGCGTCTTGGTCTGCTTTGCTACCGTCCTTCGGCGTTTGAATTGACCTATCTGTCCACCTAAAGATGATTCTGGTTGAGGGGGGCGGCGTTTCGTCGCCCTCCTTTGCCTGAGAGGGAAAGAATTTTTAATGGCAACTCCTAGAAAAAATCCCGCTGATGGGTCGGATGCTTTTTCTATCGTGAATCCTGACGGCAGTTTGGCTGCCCGGTTTGACACTTATGGTCGGCGCCGTGTGGGTACTTCGACCGCTCCGACCGTGGCGGCTGGTGCTGGTGCTGGTACTGGCGCTACCGCGAGTTTGACTGCGGGTACGGATGAGCATGGCACGGTGCGTGTGGTTACGGCTGGTACTCCTGCCGCCGGGACTTTAGTCACTGTGACGTTTAATAAGGCGTTTGCGACTGCGCCGGCGACGGTGCGATTGGCTGCTGGTGACGCGAGTTCGGCTGCGGCACAGTTGTATGCGACTGTTACTGCGACTGCGTTGACGATCAAGTTTGCGGGCACGTTGACTGCTTCTCAAACCCTGTCGATCTACTATTCGGTGGTTGGTGGGAAATAGTGCCCGCTCAACCCTTCGTCCAGGGCACGGTGTCTGTGGGCACTACTGCCACGTTGCTTGCTGTGCCGAATAAGTCTGGCGGTGTTCTTGTGTCGAACGCGACTGGCGGTCAGACAGTGTTTCTTGGTGGCGCGTCGGTGGCCGTGTCGGGTTCGATGGCGGGGCCGTCACTGGCGGCGGGTTCGTCGTTGATGATTCCCACTGCGGGGCCGTCGCATGGCTTGTATGCGATTACGGCTTCTGGTACTGCAAATGTGAGCTACATTTTTCCGGCTTGAGAGGGGATGACGTTGAGTTATCCGGTTACCCGTGTGGTGGTGCGCGATTGTTCGCCACCTATGGATGTGGTTGCGGTGGGCCGTTACTACGATTTGACTCCCCAGCCTGAGGTTGAGGAGGATGAGTCGGTTGAGGTGAAGGTGGTTCGCCGGGGTCGCCGGCCTTCCCCGAAGTCTACTGAGGGTGCGGAGACGAAATAATGGCGTTCGCTGATCAGTTGGCGACGAGTTTCGTTCCCATTTCAGCAGCGTATTCTGATGCGGAGATTTCGCAGGCGTTGAAGTGGGCGCAGTCTTTCGTTGAGGAATATTGTAATCGCGGGGATGGTGGTTTTGATTTGATTCAAAACGACATCGCTTTTGTGGACCCGCTGGTGTACCGGCAGGCGTTGTTGCCGTCGATCCCCGTTGCTGGGGTGTCGGCGGTGTCGGCGTTGATGCCTTCCCCTCTTACTGGCGTGTTGGGGTGGACAACCCTCACCAATTACGCTTTTGTGAGTGAGACTGGATTGTTGTATGACACGACCGGACAACCCGGTGTGCCGTGGACGTTCGGTCCTTCCTGGCCTACGTTGCCGGGGAGTTTACAGGTGACGTATAGTCATGGCTATTCGCAGATTCCGAATGGTTTGATTAATGCGGCCTGCCGGTTCACCCAACAGTATCTTGAGAACCCTGCGCTTCTGCTTCAGCGTGAGGTTGGCGATTTCCATGAACGCTATGCGGGTAACTCCGGTGGTGTGGGTATCGTGATTAACGCTTTTGATGAGCGCATTTTGGAGCGTTACACGTTGGTCACTATTGCTTGATTGGGGGTTGTGATGCCGTTGAATCCTGGGGTGTTTACGTTGACGTTCAGCCCGCCTGGGCGGTTTGTTCAGGATCAGTATCATACGGTGCCGGCTTCTGCTGGGGTGTCTGCGTTTTCTCAGTCTGGTTCTACGATTCAGACGACGACGATGAAGGATCGTGTGACGAACACTGCGTATGCGGAGTCTACGCATAAGGCGTTCACGCCGTACAATTCTAATACGGCTCAGGTTTTGCCTGAGTGGTATATTGAGTATAGGGGTGATCGTTTTCGGGTGTTGGGTTCGCATATGATTCCTGATGCTGCGGGGATTATCTATCAGTGTGGGTTTGTGTGTAAACAGGAGACTGGTTAATGACTGATAGTTACGAATATCAGGGTATGACCTACGAGTATGGCCGGGGTTTCACTAGCGGTGTGAATCGTTACGGCGATTTCAGTGAGCAGTTCGCTGAGTTCAGTGCTGGGCGGTCGCAGCCTAGGGATTTGGGTGGCCGGTTCGCTTCGCGTGGAATGGTGAACGAGGTCGGTGTTTTCGCGTTCGCTGCGGAACTTGAGGGCATCATTGCGGGGTCTGAGTTCATTCAGGCCGCTAAAGAGGCGAAGGCGCGGGAGGTTCGGGACTTTTGGGTGTCGATAGCTCCTGTGCGTGGCGATAAACCACCGGGCGGTCACATTGCTGATGAGACTGCGTATGGCACTAACTGGCCTGAGGATTACAGAAACTCCATTGAAGTCCACAAAGACAAGGATGGGTTTGTGTTTGTGGGTTCGGACCTGTTGCCGTTGGCTGAGTGGTTGGAGTATGGGTCTAGGCATAATCCTGAGCATGGGTATGGTGCCCGCGTGTTGGCTGCGTTCAATGGGACGGGCGAGGCGGCTCAGCCTAGTAGGGTGGCGAGGCGTTCTGCGTCTCTGTTCACGGCATGATCGCCGCTGATGTCGAGGAATTGGTTGTCAAGTATTTGGGCCAGTTCTTCCCGAATGTCGGTATTGATATGCCCCCGAATCCTCCGATGCCGTTTTATTTGGTGACTGCGTTGGCTTCTCCTACGGATTGGATTACGCAGGTTTCCACGGTGAGTGTTCATGCGTTCGCTAGTACTCATACTGCTGCCGCTGTGGCGGCTAGGGCTATGCACGCGAAGATGAATCCGTATGTTTTTACCCCTAAGTTGTCGTTCTCGTTGACTTCTGGCGTTGCTGGCATTGACCGTTTTGAGGTTGCTGAGGTGCCGGCGTGGCACACCTACGAGGACCCTAACCTTTTTCGTTATTGCGGGCGTTACCGCATCTCTCTGAGGGTTAACCAATCCTCTTAAAAAACTTGATAAGGAATACAATATAATATGGCGATTACTGGCGAATTGTGGACATCGCTTCAGCAGATGAATCCCAACAACCTCCGCAAGTGGTTGTATGGTTCGGTTCTGGTCCGCGACTGGGACCCGCTGGGCACTACCTCGCTGACGAACTTCACACCGTTTAACGCGGATGGCTCGCTCAGCACCACCCTGTTTTCTTCCTCCAACCCGGGTGGCCCTTGGTATGACGTGGGTGCCATTGATGTGAATGGTGTGGATTTCTCCCCGCGCTACAAGACCGTTGACACTGAAATTTGGCAGCAGCGTTACCCGTCTCGTACTGATGTTGATTCTGATGGTGAGGACATCGACATCACGTTCGCGGAGACGAATGCGGTTTCGTTGGCTATCTACAACAACCAGCCGTTGACCTCCAGCCCGGGTACGGGTGCGTTGTCGGCTTTGAATCAGGTGGGCGCGTCGGGTTTCAGCCAGGACTATGGCCTGTGGCCGCAGATCATTTACCGTCAGCTTCTCATTTTGGGTGTTGATGGTGAATTGGCTAACCCGATTTATATTGCTGAGCTTCGTCCGCGTGTGTCATTGACGAAGATCAACAAGCGTATGTTTTCTGCGAAGAAGGCGGATTCGTTTGGTGTTGCGTTTGGTACTTACCCCGATCCTGCGTCAGGGTATGTGCGTCGGGCGCTATATGGCGGTCCTGGGTGGCTGGCGTTGGGCGGTCAGGTCACTTTGCCGACTGTTTCGACGGTGACTGCGACTGCGGTGACTGGCGGTAAGGCGACTTTGTCGTTTGCTCAGCCCACGTCGCCTAATGTGCCGTTCACTTATGCGGTGTCTCAGACGAACACTGGTACGTCTACGACCACTAATGCAACGGTTGCTACGACTACTACCAGCAATGCTGGTGTGGTGACTATAACGGTTACTGGTTTGACTACTTCTTCGTCGTACAAGTTCACTGTGACTGCGACTGGAGATAACATTCAGAGTGCCGCTTATCCGGTGTCTAACACCATCACAGCTATAGCGTAAAACAGTTGAGAAAGGACCCCCAGTGCTTTGGGGGTCCTTTCTTTTTTCTAGAAGGAGATTACTTTTTTATGGCTGATAAGCCGAATTTCAATCAGCGCCGCAAGATGGCTCTCGGGGATTTCCGTGATCAGGCTATTGAGGCGCAGTCGCAGCTTTCTTCTTTGTTTTTAACTATGCCTAATGGTGAGGAGTTTGAGATTCCTCATCCGATGTTGATTTCCGATGACGCGCAGAAGCGGTTGGAGGTTGTGCAGGCTGGTGAGGATTTAGATAAGGATGCTTCGGGTAAGGTTGTGGTTCCTCATGCCGTGAAAGGTAAACTCGCGGAGCCGATGGTGATTCGCACGGCGCGTGCCCTGTTGGGGGATGCGGATCACAAGAAGTTCATTGCCGCCGGCGGTCATTCTAATGATGTGACGTTGGCGTGGCAGATGCTTGTTGACGAGAATAAGGCTGTTGCGGAGGGTGACCCAAAAGGCTAGAGGCCGTCATTTTGATGCGGAATTTTCCGACTCAGATTGAGGCTGATCTTCTTTTTCGTGGGGTTGATGTTCACGATTGGCATCGGGGTTTGTTGTCGTCTCGGCGTTTGTGTGCGTTGATTGATTCTTTGCCTGATGATTCGGCGTATGCGCGTGAGCGCCGGGACGGTGATTGGTCTTTTGGTCAGTATGTTGATGTGGCTGTGGTGAATGAGTTGCGTTTGTTGCGGGCCGATAATGCTGCGATTCATGCTAGTCATAAGATGAAGTTGAGTCTTGTTGAGTCTCCGACTGAGCAGCGGGTTCAGGAGGACTTGGATGGGCGTGTTGTCGAGTTGCGTAGGCATGTGTTGGAACAATTGAATAGCGGGGGGTAGTTTCTGTGGCTGAACTGGGTGGCATCTTTCTTGATATTTTGACGCGGCTTAACATTCCTTCTGTTAACCGCACTTTGAGGGAGGCCCAAAGCCTGATGCGGGACGGCGGGGCGAGGTCGTCCGCTGCTTTCGCGGAGGGTTTTACGCTTGACCCAGCGATGGCGCAGTTTAAGAAGTTGGTTGCCGCGTCGGATGATGCGTATCGGCAGATGCAGATCGGTTTGGCTGATTTGCAGGTCGCGGAGTCGCGGATTAATGATTTGCGTGTGCGCGGGTTTCAGGCTGCTTCTGCTTCTATGGTGGCTGCTCAGCGTGAGGTTGATGCGGCGATTTCTAACACTAGTCGTTTGATTGCTGCTTCTAATGCCACGCAGTTGGAAGCTCAGGCGGCGCGTGGTGCGACGGTTGTTGGTGGCCGGCACGCCGCTGAGGATCGTGGTCGGGAGACTGTTGTTCCGGCTACCCGGGGCGGCATGACGCGGGGCCAGAACATTTTGGGCGCTGGCGCGACGTTCGGTGTGGGCGCTTTTTTGGGTGAGGGTCTGAAGCACGACGTTAAGATTGATGACTTAATAAATCAGATTCAGGCTCAGCAGCATATTTCGGCGGATGATCGTCGTGTGATGACGCAAAGTTTGTGGGATATTTCTCGTCAGACTGGTTTTAAGCCTGAGGAGCTTGCGAAGAATTACGGCCAGATTTCGCGGGCTACAGATTACAACACTGGTAAGAATTATCAGGGGCAGGCTGCTGTTGATTTGATGCGGAATTCTGCGATGTTGAACCGTATCAGCGGCGCGGGTTCTCTTGAGGAGTCCATTCAGGCTGTTTCGACTACTTCGCATGACTATCGTATTCCGGTTGAGAAGGCTGCGGCGTTGTTGTCGCGTGGTTATGCCGGGAATAAGGGTAGCGCGGAGGATTATGAGAAGTCTCTGCATTCTATTGAGCCGCAGGCTTCGGCTATGAATATTGACCCGGTGGAGATTTTTGCGGCGTTGGATCAGATGTCTCAGACTGGTCAGACTTCGCAGCAGTCGGCCCCTAACTTGACTAATTTGTTGAAGAAGTTTGCAAGTCCGACAAAGCCGCAGGGCGATTTTTTAGGTCAGATCGGGTTGAACCCTCAGGGGCTTTCCGCTGATTTTACGCAGAATGGTTTGGCTGGGACGCTTCAGCTTGTGCGGGATGCCATTGCGAAGAATTTGGGACCAGATGGCAATCTGCATTTGCAAGAGGCTTACCAGAATCAGATGGTTCAGGAACAGCAGCAGGAAGAATTCGATAAGTTGTCGCCTGCGGCGCAGCAGCTTGTTTCGTTGCCGGCGTTTGAGAAGTCTGAGGTTAGCCCGTTCCGCGCTAGGAGTATGTTTACCACTCCTGATGGTCAGAAAAAGCTGCGGGAGATGGGCGGCGGTGATATTGATACGTCTGGTATCACTGATCAAGATTTTCCGCGTATTGACGAGTATTTGCGGAAGAATAAGGAATTGCATGGCCCTAACTCTGCGATTCGGAGTGATAAACCCGAAATTATGAATGCTTCGGCGGCTGCTCAGGCGGCTGCTGGCACCGCTGAGGGTGGGCGCACTTTGTTGATGCTTGCTGGTTCGCAGCCGGTGCTTGACCAGTATAAGCAACGCGAGAAGGAGTTTGGGGCGGCGGCGACTCCTGAGGCGTTGCAGGCCGATTTTGAGAAGTCGATGGATGACGCCGCGAAGAAGTTGCTTAAGTTTACGGCTTCGTTGGAGTCGTTAGAGGCGCAGGCTGGGCAGCATTTGTTGCCGATGTTTAGCAAAATGGTGGGTGGCCTCAATCGGTTTATGGATTTTCTTGATAAAGTGCCTGAGGCTGGGCAGGCTTTGTTGGCGGCTATTTCTGGTGTTGCTGTCGCCTGGTCTGGCGCTAAATTGATGAATATTTTTAAAGACTTGGAAGGTCCTTTTAGTAGTTTGATGAATGGTGCGCGGACGGTTGGCGAGTTTTTGTCTAATCGTCTGCCGACTCAGGTCGGGGCTGCTGGTGTGGCTGCTGAGGAGTTGGCGGCTGCGGAGGGCGCCGCTGCGGGCGAGGTCGGCACTGCCGGCGGGCAGGTTGCTGCTGCCGGAACCGCTGGCAGCGAGTTGGCGGCTGCTGAGGGTGTCGCCGCCGGCGAGGTCGGCACTGCCGGTGGTGAGGTCGCCGCTGCTGGTGTTGCCGGCAGCGAGTTGGCGGCTGCGGAGGGCGTTGCTGCGGGTGAGATTTCTGCTGCCGGCACTGAGTTCGCCGCTACTGGTGTCGCCGCTGACGGCTTGGCTGCCGCAGGGGGGGCCGCTGCGGGTGAGATTGGCGCTGCGGGCAGCGCGTTTTCTGCTGCTGCTGGTGCCGCTATGGGGCTGGTGGGAACAATTGGTGGGTTTGTTGCGCTGATTGGGCCTGCCGAATCCGCCCTTCAGAGCATCGGTTTAGATACTCCTACTTTTCACGATTCTATCCCTGATCAGCTTACAAAGCCGTTTCGTAAACTTGGGCACGATTTGGGTATCACTGATGGCCCTGATCCTTACGCCCGAAAGACTCCGTCTTTCCAAGAAACGTACCCCGGCTGGGGGATACCTAGGCCGAAACAAGGCCCGCCGTCCCATGCTAGGGGCGGCATCGTTGGTTACAAGAGCGGCGGTGTTCCCGGTCAGCCGTTGATGGGTTATCCAGATATGGGTGGCGATTCGCTTTTGGGTTTTGTGCAGAACGCGGATAACCCGGTGATGTTGCGTGGCGGTGAGGGGATTTTGACACCTGAGGCTGTTTCTGCTTTGGGTGGCGCTTCGGTTGTGGATAAAATTAATTCCGGTAAGAGTGATAATCCCTTTGATGAGTCGAATCATCCTTTGACGAAGATGTATTCTTCTTTCGCGGATGGTGTGGCTAAGTATAGCCCGTGGGGTAAGTATTTGAAGGCTGCTGGTACGTCGCTTGAGGCGCGTGACAAGGAGTCTGATGATGCGGCGAAGTTGAATTTGAAGGGCGAGAAGGGCGAGGAGAAGGGCGAGAAGGCTTTCGATAAGGCGTTGAAGCAGCAGTATGATGAGGAGCTTGGGCTGAAGAAGCCGCGTGGTTCTGATGGTACGATGGCTTCGATTGAGCGGGCTTATTTGGAGTCGGGTTTCCCGCCTGGTCAGTTTAAGGATTTGAAGTTCATTTTGTCGCATGAGTCTGGCTTTAATCCGAATGCGCGGAATCCTTCTTCTGGTGCTTATGGTTTGGGCCAGTTTTTGGGGCATGAGCATGATAAGTATGGGGCGATGGGTGCGTATTCTGGTAATGCGTATCTTGAGGCTCAGGCGATGTTGTCGTATATTTCTGATCGGTATGGTACGCCGGCTAATGCTGCCGCTTTTTGGAAGGGCCATAATTGGTATTCTAAGGGCGGCGTGGTTAAGGGGTATGCGGAGGGCGGGAATGTTCCCGGCGACGGCCCCGGTCAACCGTCCGACCCCACCGGCAGCCGTTTCCGACCTAACTGGTGGGCGCACGCTGTTGACGAGGGTCGCCAAAAGTGGTGGGACCGAACTTATAATTCGGAGCATCATGGCGCACCGTTTTACAATGGTCGCACCCCCGGCGATTTTATGCACGATCCTTGGGCTGATCCTTGGATGGGGGATTTGGGCCAGCGGCAGGGTCCAGAGGAATTTTCGCGTGGTGGTGTAATTCCCGGGTTTGACGGTACTTCTGGTCAACCACCAATAATTCCGACGCCGCCAACGGTTAACCCGCCGAATACGGTCGGTGCGCTTGATGCTGCTGGGCGGCAGGAAATCACCGCCAACCCTGGTAAGTATCCGGCTGGCGTTCAGCAGTACATTAAACAAACGCCACCGGAGACTGAAACGCCAGAGTATAAGCAACTTTATCAAAACCCGTGGTGGAAAACGGGGGGGAAGAAACCGGACTCCACATTGCCGGCCACGCCGCCAGTGGGCAAGCCCGTTGTTGTTGCTCCCCCGGTTGCTGGTGATAAGCCGCCTGAGCAGTTCGTTGCGCCGGGTACGGAGCCGGGTACGGTGCCTGTCGCTGGGGGGGATCGGGATATTGCCGATAACCCGTCGCGGCCTGGTGGGATGAATAACACCAGTAAAGGTTTCGGCATCAGTGGTGGTTTGATGCAGATGGCTGAATCGGCTATTACTGCTGCGGCTGGTGCTACGCCGGCTGGGCCGGCTGGATCAATGGCTACGCAGTCTGCGTTCCAGTTGCTTAACCGCGCTATCGGGTTTGGTGGTCAGCTTGTGGGTATCGGCCTTGAGGGGTTGATGCAGACGTTCAGTTTGAATGACTCTGCGCTTGCTGACCCATCGAACAGCTTGTTCGGCAAGGTGGCGTTGGGTATTGCTGGGGCGCATCCTAGCCCGGGTAATTCTGCGGGTAAGTCTGCGATGCAACTTTCACCTAAGGACGATTTGGATAAGGCCGCTAAACCTAACGGTGGTGGTGGTGTGACCATTAACGGTGATGTGCATAATCATGCCCAGCAGCAGATGGACGGCTTTGAGAAGGCTTTGTCTGCGGCTAACTTCGGTGGTATTCCCATCAATGGGCAGGGCTAGATGACGTTGGGGCAGTAGAAGTCGGTTGATAGAACGAGGAACTGGGCGGCTTGATCTTGGTTGAAGGCGTTGCTTTTGAGGATCGACTCTACTTGGTATCCCCAGGTTGTTCCGGCTTGTGTCATGTTCATGCATTGGATGTGGCCGTCTGCGATGGCGATTCCTTTGTTGATTATGGGGATGCCGTGTTTTTGTAGGGCGGCTAGGAACGCTTCGTCTTTCGCCTCGGGCGCTGGCGGGGTGACGGTGACTGTTGTGGTGGTTGCCGTCACCGCCGTTGCGTGTTCGTGGGGTGTTGCGATGAGGATGGCGGCGGCTGTGGCGAGCGCCGGCAGTAGGCACCAGGCCGCGATGCGGGCGGCGTCTTTCCACCGTGTCGGGGTTTCGTCTTGTTCGTCGCAGGCCCACGCCAGCAGCATGTCTGTTTCCTGCACATGCTTCGGAACTATGTCTGTGTTGGGCATGTTTCCGATCATTGTTTCGTCCATGATTCTATTGTACTTGAGGGAAGGGTCTGTTGACTACACCTATCACTTATCCTCCTGGCCCGATTTCTCAGTGGGGTATCAATGAGGCGTTGCTGAATCAATCGACGTGGATCAGCTACATCGGTATCGACGGCAGCATTTGGTATTTGACTGGTCCGTTGGCGCCGATTGCTGGGGCGCAGAACGGTATGGTTGTTAAGAAGTTCATGGGCCTGATGGCGAACGCGGACATGATTGATCAGAAGGGCGCACGTCAGGACGGTGCGACGTGGCAGGCCGCTGTGTATGATCCGGCTGAGATTATGTTGGGCTTGGAGTTGTCTGGTCTTTCCCCGCAGGAGACTAGGGATACGATGCGGGCGTGGATCAGTGCGTGGGATTTCCGCACCGCCGGTACGTTGAGCGTGTTCACTCCCGATATGGGCGAGTGGTGGTGTTCCGTTCGTCAAGCTAAGAACATCACCGACGAGTTCAGTAAGAATTACACTTGGTCGGGTAGGCAGGCGTTCACTTGGTCTGCTAAAAATTATGATGCGTTTTGGCATGGGATTGATTCGACTTGTTCTTTTGCCGCGTCCTATAATTTTGTGCAGGAGTTGTTTTTCAACGAAGGTAACGCTTCGACGTTGGATTCGTCTAAGTGGACGCAGATTGTTTCTCCTACTGGTCACGGTACTTACGGTGTCCAGTATGGTGCGGCGAGATTCATTCCTGCGGGTACGGCTACGCCTGTGTCTGCGTTGAATATCAGTAAGACGCAGACGAACACTGCGAATCAGGTGGTGTCGGTGAAGTTGGCGCCACCCACTGCATATAACTTGTTCAATTTCGTTGACCCTGGTGCTTCGTTTACGGTGTATGCGCGGTTGAACGCTGCGGGGTCGCAGTATGCTGTGTTGAGTGTGGGTTTGGCGTCGTTTAGTTTGACCATTAAGAATGCGTCTGGTTCCGCTACTGTGTTGACGGTGCCGATTTTGGTGCCGCCGGCGACGAATGATTTGTGGACGTTGATTGCTGGGACGGCAGCCAGCCCGTATCAGTATGTCATTCAGCGTAATGGTTTCACGGTGGCGGATTATACTGATTCGGCTAATCGCAGTAACTTGGGTAACAAGTACATGGGTTTTGGTGTTCAGACGAATGCGATAGCTGGGAATGCTATCATTCCCCCTCCGATTCAGGCGTTTAGCGGCGCGGACAATAATACGGTGACGCAGTCTGGTTGGATTAATTTAACTAATTTCGGTGACCAGCCGGCTTGGCCTAGGTATTTGTGTTACGGGCCTGGGACGTTTTCGTTCAATAATGGGCCGGGTTCGGGGAACATGATTTCGTTTGGGCCTTTGTTGCCTGGGCAGGTTGTGTTGGTGACTACGCATCCGCAGTATCGGTCGGTGGTGGATTTGTCGCCGGGTCAGCCGCCGCAGCAGTTGAATGTTTTTCAGCAATTTTTTAAGCAGTTGATTTCGTTTGCGACGAACAATAATGTTCCTCCCCTTTTGCAGCAGTTTGAGTCTTTGTTGGGCATTCAGGCGCCGCAGGGTAACTTGTATTCTTTGTTGAGTGGAAGGTTTACTGTGCCGATTCCCCCGGCTTCGTATGGTGTTCAGCCGCCGACTGAGCATATTTATGTGACGGTGTCTGGTGGTAACGCTCAGACGAATCTTGTTGCTTCTATTACGCCGATGCGAAAATGGCCTCTTTAGGGTTGAGTGGGGATTTCACTGATCCGGCGAACTTGTTGCCGGCGTTGCATTCGTATCCTGAGATGGCGTCTGCGGCTGCCTGGCAGGCCGCTCAGGCTGTGCAGAATCCTCACGATGAAGTTGTGGTGACGTTTTATGACAAGTTTTATAATCCGATTGGTGAGTCCTCCGATTATATTAGCGTTGAAGCTGAGTGGAAACGCAACGATATGGGGTCCGCGCAGATTGTTTTGAAGGCCACTGATTCGTTGGTTCCGTACATTATGGAGTGTACGTCGCAGACGGTTCCGGTGACGATTCAGGTGGGTGCCAATCTCCGCTGGTCTGGCCGGGTTAATTCTTATGCTTACGCTTTGGACAATAGGGTTACCTCGTTTACTGCATCATGTGTGGATGATTTCACTTGGTTTTCTCGTATCCTTGTGTGGCCTAATGCGTTTCTGCCTATTGAGATTCAGTTCCCGAAGAACGCTATTTTTGTGGGTCCTGCGATTACTTGTATTCTTACGATGATTGCGGAGCAGACTTTTCGTTTGCAGTCGGGCATTTGGGAGATGGTCAATAATCTTGGTTCGTTGAATTTTCATTGGCAGGCGTGGTTTGGCACCATTTTGGAGTCGAACGGTAATTTGATTCAGATGTTGATGACGCCGATGATGGTTCAGTTTGTGGACCCGTTGTTTGATGCTTCGCCGTGGGTTGCCTATACGGCCCGTATGGATAAAATCTTTGATGTTATCAAGGACATTTTGTTGTATTACGGGTTGTCGTTGACGGCGAATTTGTGGTTGCCGGGTGATCCTCAACCAGCAACGCAAAGTATGGGTGTGTCGTTTTTGCCGTTCCCTATTCCACTGTCGGCTCCGACCATTTTGGTGAACTGCGTGGATCGTAGTGGTGTGACCGGGCCTACTGGGACGTTCATTGATGGTTTAATCAAGTCCACTGTTGATTTGTCGAACAGTGTGATGGGTTTGAGTTTGTCGCCTTTCTTGCAATCGCGGAATCAGTATTATCCGACGAACCTCGGTATCAATATTGCGCCGGCGTTGGGTATTAACTTTGTGGCGCCGTGGGTGTTGTTTGATGGCAATAACATCAACAATGGTACGGGTTTGTTAAATTTCAAGTTAAGTGGCTATCACCCCATTGCCTATACCTGCATCGGGGGTGGGAAAAGTCCGCAGTGGTTGGACGATTTGATTAATGCTACTTTGGAATTTTTGATTGATTCCATTGAGATCATTATCGGATTTACCGGAATTCCAGATACCCTCCTGAACGGCAGTTTTGCGGACATAATTTTGGCGTTTCAGGAAACGCAAAATGAGCAGCGCCGCGTGGATTTGGGGCCGTATGGTTTCCCCGAATATTTTACGCGCACTGGGGCGTCGGCTTATACGTTGGATGAATGGTTCGCGTTGATGCAGGCGATGTTTGATACTCAGGGATATAACTGCATTGAGTTGACGTGGCAGAACGGCAAGCCGTACACCATTGGTAAGGATGTGTTCTTGGGTGGCTTGGTGTCTTTCGCGTTGGCCGGGAAGCTGTATACGGATTATGTGTATCAGGTGAAGTTGAAGGATGATCGTAAGTCTCGTGCCCAGGTGGAGTGCATTGTTGGTAATGGTAAGCGCAATGTGAATCCGATTCTTCGGGTTGTGCGGATGATTACGGGCCTTGAGGAAATTGTTAATGTGCTTACTATGAGTAACTAGCGGGGGTTGTTGTGGCGATTACTGTTGACGGCAATAATTTGGTGTTCACGGGCACTGTGACTGTCACCAATTTCACGAATCCTGCTAATGGGGTTGCGACGTTGGTGTTGACTCCTTCTGGCGGTGTTGGGACGTTGCCGGCGTTGGTGGCTGGTCTGCCGGGGTTGCCGCCGACGATTACGTTGGGCACGGTTACGACGTTGACGCCGGGTTCGGCTGCTACCGCTACGTTGACGCAGACGGCCACTGGTGTGACGACGAACTCCAGCGGTACGGTCGTTCCCACTGGGTCGCAGGCCGCGTACACGTTGAATTTGAGTGTTCCGCAGGGTGCGACTGGGGCGACGGCTAGTTACACTTTGGGGTCGGCCACTGATGTGTCGGGTACGGCGGCGAATGGTTTGGTGCCGGTGGTTTCTGGTACTTCTCCGACTGCGTTTACGTTGAAGTCTTTGTATAACGGTGCGGCTTTTAATCCGTCTGCGACTTTTACGAATATCGCTTCGTCGGGTTACGCCCAGCAGACGATGTGTCAGGTTGCTATTCCGTCGTTGCCGTATTCGTATATTCCGTTGGTGTTTGCGGGCTGTACTTCGGTGGGTACGGTTAACACGGTCATTTCGTTGAGCGCTACGCTTGGGTCTGGTGGGTCGGTTATTGCTTCGGATGCGGGGTTGGCGTCTACTCCGACGCAGAAGTTGCGTTTGGCGCCGGCATTTGGTGGTGTGTTGTCGAGTGGTTTCGGTAAGGTGTCCACGGTTAGTGGCACTAATGGTTATGCGACGGCGGCGCAGACTGTGTATGTGTTGGTGAATCAGACTGTGTCGGGAATTTCGGATCAGTGGTCTGTGGCGGCTTCTTCGATGTTCGCTACGGTTGTGTGTTTGGCGGTTTCGGCCTAATGCCCGCGAGTTATGTGACACCGAATCCAAGCATCCATCTTGATCCGTATGCGTCTCAGTTGGCGCAGATGGAGTTGCGTGCGGCATTTGAGGCTTTTCGGGCGATTTTGGGTACGTTGCCTGGGATTCTTATTCAGGGTGTCGTTAACGCCATTTTGCGGGCTTTTGGGTTGTCGCAGTTTGAGGGTCCGCTTGATCAGTTGTTGGTGCATTTAGAACAGGCGATGGGCAACATTCCTGCTGCGGCGCTGTCGGGTTTGCAGGATTTGGTCAATATTATTTGCTATGCTTTTGGTGCGCCGCAGATTCCTGGTAAAAAGTATTCGTTGTCTTTGGACCCGTCTAATTCGGATGATCTTGGGTATTGGTTGGCTCATATCCCGGCGACGTTGATTAAGAGCATTTTGAACCCGACTGGGACCTTGGGGGATGATGTAACTGCTATTGATGATTTCATTAATAGCATTTTGGCGCCGATTCGGTATTGGCTTCTCCACGGCGGGGCGATACCTTCGCAAATTGGTGATGCAATTACGACGCTTGCCCATACGGCCATTCGCGATGCTGAAAACAATCCCGTGGTTGTTGATGCGAAGAATTCGATTGCCAGTGGCGTCGGGTTTATTCACGATCAGGCTGATGGAACCGCGAAGGCTCTCGGGGGTTTGCGGGATCGTTATGATGGTACGGTTGTGCAGGCGGCTAATTCGGGTTTGTCGGAAGCACAGCAGACGGCTCATGCCCTTGCCGATGCGGCGGTCAATGGTTTGGGTGGTGTGCAAACGGCGACCACTGAGTTTGGTTCAAAGTTGTATGCCCAGGCTGAGGGTCTGTTTCAGGGGCTTACTGGGGGCGTTTTTAATCATAAACTTTTTGGTTTTGCGGATGGTGCGCCGGTTGCTAGATTGCATCAGTCGGCATATGACCAGCAGGCCACCCTCAAATCTAATTCGTTGCAGTTGGGTGGTACGCAGGGTTTGTCTGTGTCGTCTGTTCGTCAGGCGTTGCAGCGTTCGGGGGTGTCGAACACTGGTGGGTCGTCTGGTTACACCAATTCGATCACATTTAGCTCTACGTCGTCTTTGTCTGATGTAAGCCTTTCTCAAGCCGCTTTCCCTTCTTACGCGACGTATTATCAGCAAGATTTGAGTGTGTCGTCAGGCCAGGTGGCTTGGACTGGCTCGGGCGTGGGGCCGTTGTGGCAATCGCAGACAACGTATTCTGCTACAACTACGACTCCAAATTATTTTGGTCCCGGTAATTTTTATTCCTATTACACTTACGTTTGGAATGCTTACTTGTCGAGCGAGTTGGTTTACAATCCAACTCCTACGACGAGCAATTATCAGGTTGTTGACATGGTGTTGACGGCGGCTAACCAGATTAACAGCGCCGGCACGCTTGGCGGCGTTGCTGGCGCGGTGCCCATTTCTGGTTTTGTGTATCTGGTGGGCAGATTGGGAACGCTGCCGGGTTCGGGAAGCACCCAGTTGGTATCGTGCGTGTACGCGCAAATAGGCAATGGTTTCGCTTCCCTGGTTTCGGTGGTCAACGGTTCTCGCACGGTGCTGGGCAGTATCGCGCATAACGCTATTACTGGTGCAACATACGAGTTGGTGTGTGGTAACCCCACTTTGCCTAATGATGCTGGAATTTATCAGATGTCGTTGTACTGCAATGGCGTTCAGCTTTTGGGAGGGACAGCGAATTCTGGTAACCATTTTTATGGAAGCGCTTATCGGCTGTCGGGTTTCGGCGCGGCCAGCGTAAATGAAACCCTTGATACTTATTCTACGACGTATGGGCAATATGGAACTCCACCTTCTCAAACGTATTATCGCGGCAAACAGAGTTCCACTTTTTATCCGGCCACAATTGGCTATTGGGGTGTGCAGGATAATACGACCCCAGCAGCGGTTGGTAGCGGATTCCAGGTGGCGAAAGTTGCTTCGGTCGCTGCGGGCGCGGCGAGTTGGGCGACGGGGCCAACCGCCACTGGTTCGGTGGCGTCATGGGTGTACTACACGTTGCCGGCGGGATGGTTTGACACGATTAACGCACAGACTTCTGACTTTAGTTGGTCAACAACAACGAACACAGTTACCGTCAGCATCTCAGGTTGGTATTTAATCACTGTGGAATTGACCCCGCAGTTTACTGGAAGCGCCAACTATGCTGGGCCTGGCTTTCTTCGCAACGGCGTGTGGTCTAAACAGATTCCAAATTTTCAGCAATGGGGCAACGGCGCCGTTCCCCCGTTGCAGAGCGTCTTTAATCAGTATTTATCGGCTGGCGATACCATCACGCCTGTAATGGCTTTTGCTGGAACCCCTAGCGCCTATATCGTCAATACCGACACAACGGGGGGGGCGACTAACTTCTCTGTCACTTTGATGAACTGCGGAACTTTGAGTTAGGAAATTATGACTGCACCTATTGCGGGTTTTAATTCGGTCACCCCGGCCAGCCCGCCGTCTTATTACGCAATCCAGATCACTGGCACCGCTCAGGGCGTGGAGATTTCGCAAGCCCTGGAGGACGCTGTGGCGTCGGGTTTGATTGAGGTGGGAACTTCGACGGTGGTGAAGGACGGCGCGGGGTTGCGGTGGACGATTTCGACCACTGATTTGCTTGGGCATCAGAGCATTTGCACGACGGATGACTGGATTGTCATCGGCACTGATCCCGCCGGCAAGACCATGTTGAGCCTTGAGTTTTATGGTGGCCCTAACTCGCCGTACACGGCGTTGCCGTTGTATTCTGCGTCGTTTAGTGGGGCGTCGTGACTGTTCTTGCTACCGTTTTGGGTGTCAACGCTGTCGCGGCGACAACGTCTAGCACTCCGCTTATTGGTTCCATTAACTCTTTTAACGCTTCCAGTGGTGCGTTGACTCCTGTTTTGCCGCAACTTGTTGGCTTGAATACGGGTGCGTCGTTGGTGGTGGAAAAGAATTTTGCTGATACGAGTATCAATCCGATTACCGTGACCGCTTACACCGGCGACACGTTTGATGATTCTACTACGTCGTTGACGTTGTATCAGGCGGGTGAGCGTTGCACTTTGCAGGTTGTGACGCCGACTACGGGGAACAATTTTTGGAAGATTGTTCAGCGAAGTGTGGTGTTTAAGAAGTTGGTTGGCTCAGTGGTGTCTACTGCTACTCCGACGTTTTCTACGGATGGTGTGGATTGCTTTAAGATCACGGCTTTGGCGACTGGGATCACTGGCTGGTCGATTTCTGGCAGCCCCACCGACCGGGAGGAACTTACGATCACCATTAAAGATAATGGTACTCCGCAGGCCATTTCGTGGTTGACGACAAGTACGATTGATTTCCTTCCTTCTGGTGTTGCGAGTTTACCTAACGTCACTTCTGCGGGCCGCAAGATGACGTTGAAGTTTGTCTATGACGCTGATAATACGTCGTGGATGTTAATGGCCGCTGACATCAACGGCTACTGAGAAAGGTGTTTTATGAGTTTCGTTAGCGGTACGGTGACGGAAATGGTTTATTCATCAACGTCGGTTGGTGCTTCGTTGAACACGTTTACCAGCGAGGCGCAGTTGAATACCACGGCAACGATGGGTGTTCAGGCGCATCTTCCGCCGGATTTTTGGTTGCCTAATCAAACCCAGGTGGGGCGTGGTATTCGCATTGTTGCCCGGGGTGTGTTGTCGTCGGCTGCGACCGCGCCGACGTTTACGTTTACGGTGCGTGCGGGTGCGGCTGGTTCCACGACTGCGGCAATCATTGCGGGTACTGCCGCGTTGACGGCTGCCGCGTCGGCCACGAATGCGATGTGGGAGTTGGAAGCTGACGTGATTTTGACTGCTATCGGTGCGGCTGGCACCAACAGCACGGTTCGCGGTATGGGGCGCGTTTTGTCTCCCGGTCTTAGTCCGGTGGTTGGTGCGGTGTTTGGTGGCGCGGCGTCACCGGGAACGGTGGCGACTTTGGACACGTCGATCACGAACTACATTAACGTGAACGCGGCGTGCGGCACGTCGTCCGCGAGCAACAGCATCAGCCTTCAGCAGCTTCTGGTTTTTGGTTTGAACTGATGTCAGCCGGCAACAATTTGATTAACTTTGTGTCGGGCCGGGGGGGCGCTGCTGGCGTTCCGGTGGCTGGTGTGACGCAGGGACATCTTGCGGGTTTGTATGGTTCGTGGTTGTGGGCTGGGTTTCAGTCCGGTGCGAGGCTGGGGCCAGTGCCGGCGCCCACTAACCAGTTTTTCATGTAGGTGGATTGCAATACTTAAAACGAAACCTTAAAAGCGAGAAAGCAAAACTTAATATGTACCGTCTCGGTAAACTACCAGCACAAGATACGGTCAAACTGTCACTGGGTGATTATCTTCTTCCCAGCCTTCTGCCCCCGCTCCCTTCGGGTGATTTCGGGCATCAGAGCCTTGTCACGACGTGGGGCATGTTGGGGAATGGGTTCGATCCTCACAATCCCCCCTACGCCCCTAACGGTGTGGGTGATTGCGCTATCGCTGGCCCGTATCACGCGCAGCAGTTGTGGACTGCGGAGGGTAAACGGCAGTTCTCTGTGGACACTGATTGTGTGTTGAGAACGTATGCGGAGGTCACTGGTTACGATCCGGCGCAGTATGACCCGGCGACGGATAACAATCCGACTGATCAGGGTTCTAATTGTCAGGATGTTGCTCAGTATTGGCGTACCACGGGTTTGACGGATGCCGCCGGGAATGTCCACAAGATTGATTCTTATGTGGCGATTGAGCCGGGTAATTGGCAGGAACTTTTGTATGCTTTGTATTTGTTTGATGGTGTGGGCATTGGGGTGAATTTGCCGTCGCAGTGGATGAAGGCGACGGGCGCTGGGGAGCCGTGGGATGCGGTTGATGAGCCTGATATTGAGGGCGGTCATTTCATTCTTGGTGTCGGCTATGTGGATGGTTGTTTGAATGTGGTGACGTGGGGTCAGCAGCAGCTTGTGACCCGGGCCGGCTACGAGCAGTTCAATGATGAGACGTGGATTTATTTGAGCAAGGACAAACTTGTCAACGGTAAGACGTTGGATGGGTTTGATATTCACCAGTTGATTGCTGACATGAAAATTCTTGCCGCTTAGTGCGGTTGACGGGAATGGGTGGGAATGGTTTTACGGTCGAGTGTTGATTGGGTGTTGAACCAGTTTCGGGGCCGGGTAGGCGATCCGTATATTTACGGCGGCGCTTATTCTCCAAATAATATGTACCAGGGCTGCGATTGTTCTGGTCTTGTTGGTTGGGTTTTAGAGGCTCTTGTTAATACACCTGAGGGAATGAATTGGGGTCATAATGTTTCGACGGAATCCTGGCCTTATGATTATGGGTCTGATTGCCCTGCGGCTCCTGGCACTATTGGCCCTTATGGGACTGTCGCTGTCGCTGATTACACCGACATCCCTGCTGATGCTGCCTTAACGATCAATATCATGCATGGTGGTGGCGGTGAGGATTCGCACACTAATTGCGTGTTGGATGGTGTGATCATGGAGTCGAATGGTAGTTTCGGTTCTTGCACTAATGGCACTGGGGGCGTGGGGTGTGGGCATCCTCAGTGGACTGATCATTGGTATTTGCCTGGTCCGGTTGTGGGTAGTTCCGCGAAGCCGATGTTTTACACCGATGTGTCGAATAATAATTGGCGGTCGGTTGACGAGTTGACTGGGTTTTTATCTCAGTTGCATGGGTTGGGTTTGTCGGGTGTTGTGCATAAGGTCAGCGAGGGTGATTATTTTGTTGACCAGTATTGGCGGGCGTGCCGTTCGTGGTGTGAGAACAACAATATGTCGTGGCTTGGTTATCATTATGTGACGACGGATGATGCGGCGTCTCAGGTGGCGACGTTTGTGGGCGATGGTGGCGGCCCGAATGTGATGCTTGATCTTGAGGCGAATAGCGGCAACATCAGTAATTTTTGGAATTTGGTGTCGGAGTTTAATTCTGCCGGCGTGAATGTGTCGTTGGCGTACATTCCGCAGTGGTATTGGTATCAGATCGGTTGCCCTGATTTGTCGTATTTGTCGAAGAACGGGATCGCTTTGGTGTCGTCTAATTATCCTGGTGGTGGGGGTTCGCCGCAGGATATTTATGGTTCGTGTGGCGGTAATGGTGGCCCTGGTTGGGCTGCTTACGGTGGATGCGCCCCGTCTGTGTGGCAGTTCACCGACCGGGCGTTGGTTGCGGGTAAAGCCGTTGACTGCAACGCCTATCTTGGTTCCAATTTAGATCAACTTTTCACCTCCTCTTAGGAATTATTTTGCCTGACCTAAATGTAAATGCTACCGCCATGTCCAATGCGGACAAGTTGGATGGCAGGGATGGAAACGGTAGTCCGTTGTATTACCGTATTGCGGCGATGTTTTATGATGCGAAAATGTTTGGCCTGCCGGGTGGGAAGGCTCCTTACGCTTATCCTGAGCCGCCGAATGCGTCGTCGTCGGCGCTGGATCAAACCACGTCTTTAGCTAAATTATTGACGAGGAAACAGCGGATGGCTGACGGTAATGACTATGACGTGTGGGATTGCCTTTTCACTTTGACGAAGGCGGCGTTGAAAGCGGACGTTCACATCAATGATGATGAGGTCAATTCGGTTAATCACAAGCCGGCGCCATGACGTTAACGCTTTACACGGTGAATGGTACGGCGGCGGCTGGCCCGTATGATCCTGGGCAGTTTCCGGTGATGGTGGCGAACGCTTTGATTCCCACGGGGGATACGGTGTTTGCCGATAAGTTGGATGGGCTTGAGACGCGGCCTTTAATTAACTGGTGGGCCAATCCTTATCCGGCGGCGACGTACCCTATGGGCACGTCGGTGAATACTGGGATCGCGAATTTGTTGGGTTGCGTTTTATCCGATCCTGTGGGTACACCTAAAGCGTTGGCTGGGTATTCGCAGGGAGCTATTGTTACGTCTAAATTTTGGCGTGATTATGTGTTGTCTCCTGACGGGCCGGCGCACGCTTATAAGGATGATTTTGTTGCGTCGGTGACGTGGGGCAATCCTTTGCGTTGCCCTGGTATTGCCCGGGGCAATAGTTATGCTGGCTGGGATATCCCGAAGGGCGGGGGTATCGCGGGTAAAGATGATTTGTTGCCGGATCAGGTTCCTGATTGGTGGCTGGATTTTGCTAATCCGAATGGCACTAATACGGGGTATGATTTGTATACGGATTCCCCGGTGAAGTTGTCGCCGGATGGTTCGCGGATTGTGTTGAATGATGCCGCGATGGAAGAAATGCTGATTTACAATCTGATTGTGACCACTGGTTTTGGTGGCACGTTAGAAGGTTTGTTGAAAATTGTTTGGCAGTTGATTAAGCAGTTTGTTCGCCCGTGGGATGAGATCGTTGGTTTGGTTGAGGCGATTTATAACGGGTTGAAGTTTGTGGTGGAGGGTCCTGCTGCGGGCCATTACACCTATGATGTTAGTCCTGCTATTGGTTTTCTTAATTCTGTCGCTCTTAAATATAGATGAGGGTATATGAATATTGGTTCGGCTTTTAAGAGTTTTGTTGCTGAGTTGCCGAATACCCGCAAAGAGGTGGTGTCGGGTTTGGCTGCTGCTGCGACGGTGGTGGGGGTGTTGGAGCAGGTTGCTCCGCATTCCAGTGTGGCCGGCTGGGCTGTGGTGGCGGCGGCGATCACGGCGTTGTCGGCTTTCCTGTCGAACCCCCAGGTGATTGAGGCTATTTCTCAGATTGCCAGTAAGGCGAAAAACAAATCCCTACGGGCGCTACGGCTCAGACGGTGAGTCCGGTTTCCCCTACCGACGAGTTTTGGTCGCACGTTCCTCATTGGATGTGGCCGATTCTGATGACGGGCCTGTTGTTGTTTTTCGTTTATGAGGGCATTAGGGGTTCTGAGAAGATCGCGTCGATTTTCGGTAAGTTTGGGCGTGGTGTTTATGAGAGGACAAATATCCCGTCGCGTGCCTTGAAGCGGATTGAGCATATTGAGGAAATGTTGGAGCGCACGTCGGATAAGTTGGAGTGTGCTACGACGTATTTGATGATTGATGCTGAGTGGCATCAGGAAACGAATGTGATTATTGCGGAAAATTGCGCGAGGGTAGTGGGTTTGCTGCCGCAGCGCATTCCGTTCACTGAGTTTTCTCGTCGTTGGGATGATGGTTGGCGTCCTGGGGAGGGTTTACGGCTTCTTGAAGGTTAGGGTTTTTACTGCTGAGGATTGTGTGCAGTGTCGGTTTACGAAGGTGAAGTTGGATCGTTTGGGGATCAGGTTTGAGGAGGTCCCTGTGGTGGGTGAGGTTGCGGAGTATGTGCGGGGGCTGGGGTTTTCGATGGTCCCGGTGGTTGAGGTTGAGTGTGGGGATGGGGCGCAGGCTCATTGGGCTGGGTTTCGTCCGACGTTGATTGATCAACTCGATAAGTGCGTAAAAAATGGGGTTGATTTCCCCTGTAGTGGGTTAGTTCCTGCCGGGTAGTGTGGTTGTGCCCGGGAAGCCGTTTGGTGGCTGTGTGTGGCTCCTAGGCGTGAGAAAAGCCGGTCCCTTATTTGGGGCCGGCTTTTTCTCGTTCTGTGGGGTGTTCTGTTGTGGGTGGTGGCCTGCCGGCCACTCCCCTACCCCGAAACCGCCTCATCCTGCAAAACAGTATTACCGTATTACTGCATCACCCATGTCAGCGGTCAACTCAGCTTGAAAGTCGCGC